TATCGGCCTTTTGGAAGAGACCCGTCACTCGCGTAACTGGCCGAGCACCATCCTTGCCCTCCGCCATTACCCGATCACACTTGATGATCTGCAACGGCATCGTATCGGTAATCAGTCCGCTCATTTGGTTTTCCTCCTATCTCTATCTTTGACGAAGCGGCGAAAGATGATAAAAGATAGATTATGAAGCTTTCACAACTACACGAGGCTCCCGTCGGCAAGTGGCCAAACTTCATCAAGCAGGCCGCGATGATCGGAGCTGGGACCGCCCTCACAATGGCCCCACGGCCCGTGGCCGACCTGCCTTCTCCTTCCAAGCCGCAGACACCCACACCCATCGTCAAGGCCGAACCCAGTCCACTCCTCTCCACAGGTGAGGCAATGGCCTTCATCGAGCCGCACGAAGGTAGGAGAAAGCAGGTCTATCCCGATTCTCAAGGCATCCCTACGATCGGCGTCGGCTTCAACCTCAAGAGAGCCGATGCCCCGCAGAGATTAAGGGAACTTGGACACGACTACCAGAAGATTCTAAACGGGACCGACCAGCTAAATGATCAAGAAATTAATCAGCTCCTGAAGCTCGACGTGAAGTCCGCCCTCTTCAATGCCAATTCCTTCCTTCCCTTTCAGGACCAGCCCAAGGACGTTCAACTGATCCTGACCGACATGGCCTTCAATCTGGGTGCTAAAGGGCTGAACAAGTTCGTGGAGTTCCAAAAGGCCCTGAAGATTAGAGATTATTCAAAGGCTGCTAAAGAAATGATCAACTCACAATGGTACAATCAAGTCGGAAATAGGTCAAAGAAGCTGGTAAGAATGATGAAGAACATTACTTCGATTCGTGGACCATCATAAAGGAATCTTCTGAAGTGGTCTTCTTTTGAGCTCGCGTTCCTTTCGCGTGAGCTGCGGCGAGATTGATTCGTGCCACCCTCTTTCTCTTTTCAGTCGGCGTCTTGGCCGCATTTATGTAGGCTTGTTTTTCACTTTCCGAGGCCTTGGAGGGCGGCTTGCCCAGATCGGCCGTCAGCTTGCCTTCCTTCTCCTTGATCCTCTTTCCACCAATGACGCTGGTATGCACGTCGCCAAAGGCCTCATGAAGCAATGAGAGCTTCATTTCACGATCTCCTCTACTTCCTTTTCTTCCTTCGGCACGAAGCCCAGCCGGGGATCAAAGCCGTAGCGCCTTACGCGCTCCTTACCGCCGTGCATCCGATCCTGGACCTTCGGCGAAGAATAGACCAGCTTCGACGCACCAGGCTTCTTGGGCTCTTCCGGCTTCTTTTCTTCAGGCTTCTTGGGTTCTTCCTTTGGAGGATTCGTCATCTGGTCGAACTTCTTGGCATCCACGACAGTCAAGAGGGCCACGTAATCCTTGGCATCCCGGACGATGGTCTTCACGTCCTGCTCGGTCCGTCCTGGCTTATCGACGAACTTCGTCGTGCCCCAGTCCAAGAACTTTACGCGGATCTCCACGTCGCCCTTGGCTCTGGGAACGGACCGCACGTCCGACTTATATCCTCCAAGGCTGGTAGGGCCACCCGGCATGCCCCGAACCGTCTGCCCATAACCAGCCTGCTGCTTGATGTTGCCAAAGCTACCGAGCACCTTGGAAAAGACGGCTGAAATGCCCAAGACCTCTGCTGGACGGAGCTCACCAAAATAATTCACGACGATCAGATCACCCTTCCCCGTTGGATTACTCTTCTGTGCCGACGACCTGGAGGTCAGACTCTTCGCTGGATTGTCCAGATCAACGACCTGCTTATGCTGCGCACCGTGGACGAGAAAGAGATAGACGTTCTGATCATCACGGTGCAGGACGATGGCCTGCTTACCTTGCCAATCCACGACCTCCAGGCCACTCAGTGCGGCTTCCAAAAGCATCTTAAGCATTTATTTTGTCCTCCGAACATATATTTTACGAAGTGGCTCACTCGAATAAGGAGAAGGCGGAGAAAGCACAAAATGGACAGAACCGAAATAATCAGAAGCTTTGAAAACACCAGAACATTAGAGGATGTTCGCTTTCTCCTCACGCGCATCGTCGTAGAGAGCGTGGGGTTCTACATTACCGACGGAGAAGAGACGCCTGAAGTAGAGTTAACGGCTGATCAGTTAAAAGTTAAGAGAATGGTCAATAAATGTGGCTATAAAGTACGAATCTTTACGACGCCAGACGACCAACGTGATAACCAAATCTCCCCACCAACCGCCGCAGATCTTCCTGCTCCTCCGTCAAATCTTCAGAAATAAGATCAGCGATCGAGGCTATAACGTTTTCCATGGCCTTTAAGCCTGCAGCAGATAAGATAAAACTCGTCAGGTAAAACTGCACTTGCTGCAGAGACCGCTTGCTCTGTATGATGCGGACAAAATCGTCGAAATTACCTTGACTCATCCCATGCCCAACACGAGCCTGCACCAATTGGATCGCTTCCGCCACCAGTGCATCACGATCTGTGATCAACATCAACTTTGGGTAAGCTTGCCGCAGATCAAAGGCGGGATTGCCGGGAGTCTGTGTTAAATCAATCTTTGCCATCTCTTTCTCCTAAAGCAGGGGGCCGCTTTCGCAGCCCCTGCACCCATCGCCGAAGCGAATGGGGAATTACTTTTTGAAGTCACCCTTTGCGAAGGGATTGCCCTTCTTGGCCTTCTTTTTGCCGTCCTTTTCCTCACCTTCCTCGTCGTCTTCGTCCTCTTCACCGTCCTTCTTGCCCTTCTTCTTGAAGAGTTCGAATTTCTTTTCTTCGATCGGCGGCTTCTCCTCCGCCTTCACTTCCTCGACCTTCTTCTCTTCAGCTTTGTCGGCCTTCAAGACTTCCGCCAGGGCGCTGTCAATGTCATCTTCAATGCCTTCCTTGGCGATCTGTGAGCGCTTCAGTCCGAGGCCCTTGATCTGCGGATTCTTGAGTTGGTCTTCCGACATCCGCTTTGCGCCGCACTTGAGGCAGGCTGTGCTTTCACATTCCATCACTTCGCCACAGGCGTGGCACTTGCACTGCGCTTCCGGTTCCTTACATCCTGGGCAGACGGCATCTTCAGTCTTCAATTCCATCCCGCATTTGCCGCACTTCTTGCCCGCTGCGCCAGGAGCAGCCGGAGGAGTGGGAGGAACGGCACCAACCGGCGGCGTCTTACCCGCGCCCTTGCACTTCGGGCAGATCAGTTCATCTTCCCCGAGAGCCATCCCGCACTCACAGACCCGGCCTTCATTCTGGACCTTATCCACGCCGTCCATTGCGTCGGCGATCTCTTCGGCGATGCCCTTCACGGACGGGCCCTTGCCCTTTGCGGCCAGGCCGTCATCGGTCGAACCATCCACCCGCTCCATTTCGTGTCCGGCGTCGGCCATCTTGCCCTTCCCAATGGCCGTCCCGCCCTGCACGTCCATCTTCTCACCTTCGTCGCCGAGCTTGCCCTTCCCGACGGCCGTCCCACCCTGCACGTCCATCTTGTGGCCCACGTCGCCCAACTTGCCGCCGGCCTTCGTGATGGAACTTCCACCCTTCACGTCCATTTTGGATCCAGCATCAGCAGGCGCACCCTTGCCGATGGCCTTGCCACCCTGCACGTCCATCTTGACGCCTTCATCCTTCAGACTGCCGGCCCCACCCTTCATGGGCTGCGTGCCGACCTTCTTGTAGTCGGGATTGATCTTGGAGCCGGGCTTCTGCAGCCCCGCCACGCCGAAGTAGCTCTTCTCGGCGATGACGGAGTGCTGATCGCGCAGAGCCTGGAACTTCTCGGCCAGATCCTTCTTGCCCAGGACTTCAGCGCGGTCGACGTATTCGTTGAGCTGCTTCAGGCAGTCGCCAATGCCGTCCTCGGCGACGTAGGTCTCGTGACTTTCCATCCAACAGGCCAATTCCGAGGAGAGCTTCTGCTCATCCATTTCCGAGATCGGAACGATGTTCTTCTTGTCCACCGATTCCAGCGGCGGCTCGGGCATCGGACCGGCCGGGGCCGGAGCAGGAACTTCGGCGGCGGGCGCACCGGGTGGAGGAGGCAGTTCACCCATTTCTTCCTCCCCAGGCAGCGGCGGCAACTCACCTTCCCCTTCTTCCTCTTCCCCACCCGGAATCTTGTCGAAGTCGTCTAGAGAGGAGACGGCCTGCATCAGTTCTTCGGAGATGGAAGCCAGGAGGTCTTCAGCTTCCCGAAGCGTGGCGTCGTCGACTTCCGGAGTTTCCAGGCGGTCGATGAGGTCCTGAAGCTGCTCCACCACCGTCTGATCTTCCACGTCGATGACATTCTTGACGAGCTTCATGGCAGTGGAATAGGCCAGGCGGCGGACTTCCCGCACGTCGGCGGCCTCCAAAAAGACGCTCTTCAGGAACTTGCCGTAGTCGGCTTCGAAGTCCTCGGACTTCTCCAGGAGGTTGATCTCTTCCAGAAGCGGGGCAAATTCAGTCTTGAGGGCCGTCTTCCGCCAGCTCTCCACAATGTCCTTGTGGTTGATCCGCAGGCTGGTCTTAAAGAAGAGCGTGGCCACGTCCTCGACCAGGTCACCATTGAAGCAACCGGTAGCGGCCAGGGCGTTCTCCAGGAGCTGTTTGGTCTCGGCCCGGTCGAGCAGGGAGAACTCCTGATATTCCTTCAAGAACTTCGCGGCATATTCCACGCCTTCATTGACCTTGGATTCACTGACCAGCGCGGCGATGGCTTGGACGTGTCCCTGGAATTCCAGATCCCGCCACGCACCTTCCGCCACGGCCCGCATGTTGCGGGCGACGACGCGCCGGCGGGTCAGTTCATCGATCGGCAACGTGATGGTCCGCTTGCCCTCGGCCTCCACGATGGTCGCAGAAACCAGGCGGCCTTCGGAAACCTGGACTTCGGACTTGAGGGCTCGGACGGCGGCGGCCACGATCGCAGCCTTCTTGTCCTCAGCCACCACGGAATCGGCCACCGGCACGTAGTGCGAGCGGCCGTCCCGCGTCCGAACCCAGCCGCTCGCCGGGATCACGTTCGGGCGGAAGCGGCAGGACTCAATCTTGTTGAAGGCCAGTTCAGCCTTCCGCTGATCGTCTTCAGAGAGCGCCCCGACCAATTCCGAACAGAACTGGTTGAAGAGCTGTTCCTTCTTCTCCTCCACCACGTTGACCTTCTTGACGTCCTCAATGGTGAGCTTGCCGCTCTTGTCCCGCTTGACGGCGGCCTGGAAGTAGACGTGCTTGTCCACGTCCTCAAAGTAGATCACGTCCGGCCGCAGGGCGATCGCATGCCAGTTCTGGCCCTGCTCCTCGCCAAGCTTCCGGATGACTCTCTCAAAGAAGGCCACGCGAGACTGTTCGGACTCGTTGATCTCGTGCAGGAACTTCCGAGCGTCCATCGTAACTGCGGGCGTCGGCTTTTTTGCCTGATTCACGGTTGTTCTCCTTTTCTGTGGACGAAGGCTCAAACCAATGAGCAACTTTAAAGTATCTTTGATGAAAAGATGTTTAGGCTGGTATGTCCTTATCGGTAATCTCTGGATTTTCCACATAGGGTCCCAACAGTTCTCTTCGCTCCTTTTCAATTTGGGCCTGCTTCTTGAAGGTTGCCTGTTCAAACAAAAAGCTGGCCTCACCTTCCTTATAGGTAGATTCAAATAGCTCGCTCTTTACATCGATCCTATGCTCCACCAGCGTCTTTTTGCCGTTGTTGAGCCCATCCAGCTCGTTCATGGTCAGGAGGTTCTGCAGCATGTTGTGTTCAATCTTAACTTCTTCATTGACGGCCTTGGTCCGCTTCTGAAAGTCAGCATATTCAGACAACAACTTGTCTTCCTCCACCTTGAGCGGCGCTTCCACGCTCTCCGTCGGCAGCGGGGCCTCCCCAAGCCCTGGTTCCTGCGGGAGGGAAGCCACTTCCTTCTGCATCGCGGCGATCTCGTCAGAAGACATATCAGTAAAGGTCTTGAGGATCCATTCCGGAGAGAAGAGCCCGGTATCCTTGAGGTTGGCGATCACGTCGGCCCGCGTGGCCCACTTCTCAATGCGGTAGAGCTCGTCAATGGCGGAGGAGGCCGGCAGATAGAGCTCTGTGCTCTTCATCTCATTGACCGAAAAGCCCTTCAGGCCCAGATGGACCAGAGCGACCTTCTGGAGGCCGCAGGCCACGATGCGCTGGATGAACTGAACGGCCTTGGCAAATTCCGGCGCGACCTGGGAAAGGGACTGCCGAGAATCCTCTCCAGCCTCCCCCAGGCCCACCCGGGAAAAGGGGATCTTGAGGGCCGAGATCATCTTCTTCTTGAAGTATTCAATGTCGGCAATCTGGTCGAGGTTCTCACCACCGGGGAGCGTATCCACTTCCGGCCCGCTGCCGTCCGGCCGACGAGGCAGATAATAATCGTCCTCCTGAATCAACGGCGACCAGCGCTCATCAATCTGCCCGGTGTTGGGATTATAAAAGCGCTTCTTCTTGATGTTGCGGGCGAACATCTCCATATAGGTCGGAACGTGCTGTGCCGGAATCTCGCCCACGGGGATCTTGAAGACGCGACGCTCGGGACTACGGACTATTCTATAGATTAGTGCTGCATCTTCCATCAGCCGCAGACGCTTAAAGTCCTTACGGCTTCCTTCAAGACAGCTCAAACCATAAGGCTTGAAGATGTTTTCTAGAGAATCAATCCGGAAGTGTACGACCTGCCAGGGATGGAGAAAGTTGGGCTTCTGGTCCCCCTCATCCTGATAGAAGAAGCCAATTAAATCACCCTTCTTAGTCTCAATGCGCGAGAAGTTATAGACGTTCATGTGTCGTAGCGCAGCCACGCCGTCCCTATTCTTCGTAGGGACGATTTCCATTGGCAGATCACCATACTTACAGAGATAGCGCACATAGGTTCGAAGCAGATTGTCCGTGCAGAGCGTAGAATAGAACAGTTCCGACAACTCATCCTTCACCCTCTTGTGTTTGGATCGAATCAAGAGATTATGATGATACTCTCCATCCGTAAGCGTAGCTTCGTCTGAGTAGGCGTCAAGTGCAAACGATATTTCACCCATTTCAGACATTTGGTCATAATCCTTAAAGCGCTCCAAGCGGTTGATTTGCAAGTTCGTTTGTTCAAGAAGCACGCCATAGGTCGCTAAATTAAGAGCCTTACCTCCCGCAGTTAGGCGAGCTACGTCAGCTTGATTCTGATGGAGG